CTTAAAATATTCTTATACCGAATTTTCTGAAATACGATCAAAATCTACTCCAATGCAATCGCTTCGTTATATAAGCCTTGAAATAACCCTGTAAGCTTCTTCTTACTTACATTAGTTTCAATTTGCTCAACATAGGATTCTAACATTTCCATAGTTGATTTAGCTTCATCTATTATATCAGATTCGTTGTCCATGTCAAGATTAAAAAGGTCTTCTATGATCTGTAAGTCATGTACTCCTATTTTAGATAAACGATCAATGAATAGATCGAATAGATATGGATTAGATTTGTTTTGAATAATAACTTTCATATAACAGTCTTCATATATAGATAAATCCATATCTTCTAACTCTTCAATTTTCATATTAGTATCATCATACATAAACTTATAGAACATACTATAAGGGTTTTTAATGAATTCTAATTCTCTAGTCTCAGTATCGAATACATGGAATCCTTTAGTGTCTTGATAATCACTCCAAGTAATTTCGTATGGAGAACCCAAGTAATGAATATTTCCATTAGAAGACTTGTGATGAAAATGACCAGATAATACCATATCAAACTTACTAAATTCATCTAAGTCAAATCCTGTTTCACATACTGCTCCTCTATGCATTTCAAAACCATTCAATTCTAAATGGCCCAACATAATTTGGCTTTTGCTATATTTGATAGAATTCCATGTATCGTCCCAATTATTTTTACATATCCAAGGCATTAGAAGCAGATCACAACCATCAATATTAATTTCTTGTGGTTCAGTTACTAGATTAATATCTTCATTAAGCCCATACAATTGATCTAAAGCATTAATTTCTAGACTATTACGATAGTAAATATCATGGTTACCAATAAGGCACCAGAATTTAATATTTCTTTCTTTCAAAGGACTAATGAAGTCTTTTTTTAGATTATCGGCTGTTACATAATTTATATATTTTCTACGATCAACAATATCACCTAGATGAATAACATTATCGATATTATGCTCATCTATATATGGGAAGAAGACATCTTTCCAAAATCGAGAAAAATACTTTGCAAATACTCTACTATCATTTCTAGCGCCCCAATGTGTATCTGTTATTAAAACCACTTTGCTCATTTATTAAATCTCTTCTCTTCAAATTCACGAATAAAGATATTAGCATTTTCTAATGCCGATGCACTACTTTTAATAATCTCATTATCTTCAATGCTTAAACTATTATTAAGATTGAATTGTTCAGTTGCTTTAAGTTTTGTATATAGGCCTTTCTTTTCTTTTTCGATTCTTCGTAGAAAAGCATAGTAAATAATTTGAGTAAAATAAGCAAATGGATTATTAGATTTCTCTGGGTTGAAGTTCTTAATGTATAAGATACAGTTTTCTATACCATCGCCTATCATTTCTTCCTTGAACGGATAATTAATGAAATTATGTTTATTGGATAATTTATAAGCAATTTTCATAATACAATTACCTATATAAGGAGGCACCCTGGGAAGTTTTTCATCTAGTTCGATAGCTTCTTCACAGGAGGTTTTAAATTTAGTCATCTCAAGATAGAACTTTTTATTATCTACATAATGTTCTCTTTGATTTGGTTTAATCTTAGGCAATATTTATACCTCCAGTAGAATTTCAATACAGTAATAATATCACAGAGGTCTCTGTGAGTCAAGTGAAAAAAACTACAAAGATTTATTATTTTTTACTTGACTCAAGGGTTGACAAGTGCTACAATCCTTATGTCAGCCATTAATGAACAGTAGTAAATGAACTGTACTTCATAGTCATTTCATTATTAGCACTATTAGCTAATGATACATTAAGTTTCTTATTTTCTGGTACTACTTTATTTACAAAGTTATTATAATGATTTATGATAATACTATTGGGATTAGCAAAAGATATAATATGCATTGTGCTAATAGGAAAAGCCCTAGAATCTGTCATATTATTGAATAGTAATGTAAAGAATAATTTATTATCATTTGAAATTATAGAAACAGGATCTTTTAATAATACTCCAAATTGAGTAAGCGATAAGACTTCTCCCATGAGAACTGTGTTATTACTTAGGTAAACTAATCTATGTAGATATTCTGAGTCTTCATCTAGATTTAACATTGTTATTTCTCCAGATTGATTTTATACATTTTGTAATCAAATTTCTCTTGGTTATATATTTTAACTCTTTCGAAAAGATGTTTTAATGTAAAGTTAACTTTCTTATTATGTTGCAGATCATCAGCTACATCATATAGAGTACATTTATCTTTATTATCGTTAGTTCTTAGGCCTCTACCTATAGATTGTAAATTTCTAATTCTACTCTTCGAAGGACTGGCAAAGATAATATTATGTAAGGCTCTAATATTGATACCTGTTGAGAATGTACCATATGAAGCTATAATAATAGCATTATTTTCTTTTTCAGTTATCTGTCTAACAGATTCGCGAGTTTCGCCATCTGTACCACCAAATACAAAGAAAACCTTTCTTTTTTTATCTGCATTATTATTTATCAAATCATATAGTATTTTACCATGTTTTTCAACATATTGGAATAGAATGAGACTATTTCCTTCTAATGATAAAGCTAGATTCTGTATAAATTCGTTTCTTTGTTTGTGGCCTACAATAAAGTCCATTTCTTCTTTATACTTAGAACCACTTCTATCTTTACAAGTTTGTTTGTTATATTTAAGTAAAAGTATTTTAATATGTAATTTGGCTAACTGTTTAGATTCCATTAAGTCTTTTGTTTTCACAAGAGATTTAACTTTACCGAATAAACCTTCTAATACTAATTGATGTGTTTCTGTGCCATCTAGTGTGCCTGTGAAACCAAATCTATATTTACACGTTGGCATCTTTTCTAATATAGAAGTAAGTGATTTAGCTTTGTATTGATGGGCCTCATCTCCTACTACTACACCAAATTGAGAGAACCATTTAGAAGGCATCTTATATACAGATTGCCATGTAGTAATAACGATATCATTATCTATTCTATATTGCCAGTCTTTATTAGTAGTACCTGAAATCTTTAATGTTCTAAATCCAGGCTTACCAGAATAGTCTATAAAATCTTTCTCCATTTGATGAACTAATGATATAGTAGGTACAATGATAAGTTTCTTATAAGGATAAAAACAAGAGATTAGATAGATAATAAGTGACTTACCACTACCAGTGGGAGATAACAATAAACAACGATTGTTACGAATCGCATGTACAAATCCTTCTATTTGATAATCTCTAGGTTCTAATTTAGATTTTAAAGTTTGAACGAATTGACCACATTCAAACATGGAGAATTCATTAGCAGTATCTAAATTATTTTCTACTTCTATTTTATATTTTCTAGAGTCTGCGAATTTCTTTACTTCATCTATAAGGCCTTTATATATGATAAGTTTATTTAAATCAAATAGACGGATCTTGCCATCCCAACTTCTAGATTTAAATGCAGGCATGAAACGATAGCCAGGTACATAGAATGAAAAGTGTTCACTTAATTCTTGAGCTATTCCACGATCACTCTCTATTTTCACATGAACTTCATTATGAGATCTAATAAAGATCTCACTATTTCTTTTTTCTTGTGGTAAGCAGCCGGACGCATCCGTAATGAATTGTTTTATCCTCAACATAAGAATACATTATCCAACTGCATTTTCAAATTTTCGCCATTCAATTGCATTTCTAATATTCCACTGTCTACTATTGATTGCTTTCATTATTTCATCTAAAACATCTACTGTTTCTTGTTGGTAGGCCATCCTTAGATTAGTCTGTATCATTTCATCATCAGCGTCGATATGTTGTTGTAATAAACTATTGATTACTGCTTTTTTCTCAAATGGTTCGCGTTTTATTTCTTCAAGATCTTCAGGATTATTAAGTTCTCCTTTGTAATATTCTCCCAATAGTTTATTAAGTGATTGTCTCTTTATATGTATTCTTCTTAATTTTTGTCTTTCTTTGCTTAAAATAATCAACCATTTAGAATGACGCGATCGTATTTTTAAGCTTTCTTTATCTAGAGATGACTTATCCATCTCACTATCTTTATTCCACTCATACATAATATCATCTATTTTCAAGATATT